AGCGACAGCAGCGGCAATGACAGCATCCGCAGCAGCTTGGGCATCCGCAGCAGCTTGTGCAGCAGCGTCGGCAGCGGCTTGAGCATCAGCAGCAGCTTGGGCATCCGCTGCAGCCTTCGCATCCGCTGCAGCCTTCGCATCCACCACGGCTTGCGCATCCGCCGCAGCTTGTGCATCAGCAGCGGCCTTCGCATCCACCACAGCTTTCGCATCCGCTGCAGCTTGAGCAATAACCGCAGCCGCAGCCGCATCCGCAGCCGCCTGTGCTACAACAGCAGCAGCAGCCGCAGCATCCGATGCCGCCTGTGCATCAGCCGCAGTCTTAGCGTTTGCTGCGGCTTGCGCAGCAGCTTGAGCAGCAGCTTGCGCATCCGCAGCAGCTTGTGCGTTTGTAGCCGCATCACCAGCAGCCTCTACACCCGCAGCAATTTGCGCTGCAACCGCCGACACTGCTGCATCGGCTTCTGCAACGTCTGCAACTATGTCATCAGCTACAGCTTTTTTCTCAGCGGCGATTTTTACAGCAAGGGCTGTCGCAGCAGCAACTTGAAATTCTTCTTTGTCTAGTGCTGCTTTCTCTGCTTCAAGCACAGCCTCACGCGCCGCTTCCGCGCTTGCTGCTGCTATTGCTCTTGCGATACGAGCTTCCTGCTCGTCGTAGATCGCCTGCTCTTCTTCCGCGCTAAGTGGTGGCGGAAGCTTGTCAACTGCTTGAGTAAGCAACATCGCAACATAATTCTTCTCATCCGAGTTCATCGGCAGAGACCGTACAAAACTCAATACTTGGTTAAGGTCCAAGACGTTCTCCCGCGAGGATGAGAAGAGAAGATAGGCCGATACTTTGGCCTATCCGTTCCTGCCGACTGTACTGATTAGCCGAACGCTTCCCACACAAACGACTTGCTGGCGATAATGATCGCCGCCGCAACGGTGAACGCCCCAGCCGTCCCCGCTGCCGCTGTACCAACCGTAATACCGTTGGTCGTTTCCAGCGAACGCGTGCCCGCCAAGAGCGTTTTGATAGCACCGGGACTCGTCATGCCTTCGTACCACTCATGCATGATGCTGTCGGTCACGTTCTGCCACCGAATCACGCGCGGGATGAACCCAATCGTGAAGGTGAAGCCCGTTGCCGCGCCCGCATCGGAAACCACGACACCCGTGGCGTGGTTAAGAATCCCAGCAGCAACTGATTGGGTGTTGGTCGTAACGCCTGTGGTCATGATAGTTCCTTGTCAGAAAATGATCGGGGAAGTTACGGAGTGAGCTTGGCCGCTGCGGGGTTCCACAACGCTGCGTAATTCGTGTCCGTCACCGTCGCATCCGCATCCAACTTCGCGGTAATCCCAACGATAGCCGCACGCAACGCCGCAATATCTGCCGCTGCATCACCAAGCGCACGCTTTTCTTCCAGCGTGAGCAGAGACGTTTGTACCGATGTCGCCATGTCAATCTCCTTGGTTTAGAGGGGGACTTATGCTTGCGCCGCCCCACTCCTAGATTGATTAGGCCGTCGCCGCGACTTCAAGACGAACGAGATACGCATCCTGCAGGATGACGGCAGACTGCCACGCCTTCCAGCCGACCGTACCACGTTGCGCCAGCGGGTCGCCGGGCGCAGGCTTCGGATTGACAACCATTGGCGTCAGCGAATCCTTGCCCTTCAGCGGCACTATGCCGTACGCATCACGCGCAATAACCAGAACCGGATACACGTCAGCCGACGTGCCAGTCGTGGAACGCATCGTGCCCTTGGCACCACCTGCGTCGGCGAACGGCGCAAAAATCGTGCTGGTCAGGTAACGCACACGCTCGACTGCACCGATCTCGTTCTCGTACGGCGTAGTCGTGCCGTACTGCTTCGGATTGATGTAGCCGCTCATGTTGCGGATATCGGTTTCCAGATCGGGATGACCCAGCGCAATGAACGCGCCTTCGACCGGTTCCGTCCGGTAATCGGGAGTGGACTTCACAACCGACGTAATCATCTTGCCGTTCTGGCGCAGAATACCCGTCGTAATTTGCCGCTGCACCGCCAGCGAGATCGGCGTATTAACCGAGGCCCGCGCACCACCGTTGGCGTAGAACACATTCGTTCCGGCCTTCAGGATGTTGAAGCGGATCGTTTCGATGGTCATCGAGGCTTGTTCCGCCATGATGCCCGTCGCCTCACGCAGAACCGGGTCCTCGTGCGTGTCCATCACCACATCGCTGATGGTCACATAGTCGCCGTACTGGTTAAGCTGTACGGTGTAATCCACCGACGCAAGGCGGTTACCAGCGGGCGTCACACCTTCGACCAGCGGCGACAGCGCCAACGGAGTGAAGAACGGATTGGCGGGGTTACCCGAGCCAGCCGCACCCGTTGCACCTTGCAAGAAATACCGACGAAACTTCGCCGTCTTGGTGTTGTTCTGCGGAATTGGGTAGTTCTGACCGAACTTCTCGATCACCATGTACGGCATCGCACGCGTGAGCAAATCCTTGATGACGTATGCAGCTGTACGCGGCGTGATGTCGCCGTAGTTGACAACTTGAGCCATGATGTTACCTCGTTAGGTTGAGTCGTTTACTTACCAACAGCCTCTTCCCACGCCGAATCAAAATCATCCGGGTCTGTTCCGGGGATAGCTGCGGATCGTTTGGATTCGACCACACCGAGCGCCTTGGCCGCTTTCTTGGCTGTCGCTGACAGTTCGGTCACTGCTGGAGTTGCCGGTGTCACTGGCGCAGGAGCTGCGCCGCCTGCTACCACCTTGGGCTTGCTGCGCCCGGTGGCAGACTTGAATTCGGTGATGAGATCGACCACATCCTGTGGCTCGCCCTCATTGATGACTTGCTGCGCGAACTTCTTACGATAACCCGCCAGTCCGTCAGCCCACGCTACGACAGCATCGTACATCGGGTCATCGTAGTCTGTGTGCACACTGCGGATGGCAGCGAGCGTTGTCGTTTCCGCGACGGTCTCCGCTGCACGCGCCCCTTGTTCTACCAACGGGCCGTACACACGCGCCACTTCGCTGAAAATGTGGTTCACGAGCTGCTGGTATTCCGACCGGCGCTTCAGAGTCTCGCCGCGCGAAATTTCTGACCAGCTCTCTTCATACGCTGCAAGAACCGCAGCCTCGTCCGTCGTGTACAGCGGCGGGGCTTTGTCAGGCGGAGCTGTCTCGACCGGGGGTTTTGTTTCCGGTTCAGGCGCTGCCTTGGTCTTGGCATCCAGCTCCTTGAAGCGAGCTTCCCAGTCAACCTCGGTGGCTGCGGATTCCGCAACAGGCTCCACAGGCTCCGCAGGCGTCGTAACGGTGGCGGCTGCAGCTTCGTCGGTTGGCGTCCCTTCCTTCGGTGCCGCCACCGCAGCTGCAGCCGCCGCATCTACCTCGCTGGTAGCGACCGGTTCAACAGGCGTAGTCGCGGGTTCCAGCAATTCGTCAAACACCGACGACATCGCGTCATACGCGTCTACTGTTTCCCCCACAGGTAGAAGCGCAGGCGCGGCGGGTACCACTGGCGCTACAGCGGGAGTTGTCATTTCAATAGTCATGAATGAGCCTTATAAATGGGTTGGGTTGAGATGTCAAACCTTCGGAGTTGACCCGAGTGGACGCTCTGTTAGGTATTTCAGTAGAGTGAGGTGCGCCTGCGCCCTACCTTGGTACGTCTTGACATCCTCCAACTCGCAAGAAACGAGCATATCCTTCGCTCGTTCCAACTCGTGCTGACAGATCGCAGCAAGCGCAATACCTATCGCATCACCCGCCGAATTTCGTATTATCGCTCGATACTCCGCTTCCAGTTCGCGCGTGAGCGTCATTTCTTAACCTTCTTGGTTGGAGCTGCATCCGGTTTCGGTGGGTGTACCAACTGATGTACAGCAGCGATGCCATCCGGCACGTTCCCGCTTACCCGTGCTTCTGCTACGTCGCTTGGCGTCACGCCCTTCTCCAGCCCAGCAAGAATCGCGTTGTACGTCGTGGCTTCCTGCGCCGCCGCATTCTTGTCAGCTTGTGTGAGGTTCTTCACTGCCTGCGACAGCATCTCACGCACCGTCGCCTTCAGCATTTCTTCATCCTGCGCTTGCTTCGCCGCTGCCGATGCCGCTTGCGAATCTTCGCGCCGTTTGGCTTCAGCATCATCAACTGCCACGGTCGGATTCATATCGCGCACAGCGATTCGTTCCTGCAGCAACTTGCGCCAGTCGATGTACAGTCGTTCTTCCGGCTGCAGTGATCGCGCCATCTCGTCATACCCCATGCCACGCACTTCCTTGGCGATGAGGCTGGTAGACCCGCGAGATATTGCTTGGAAGTCACCCTTGGTGGATGGCTTCTGGTTGAAGTGCTTGTTGAACACGACCAGCGAACCGATAACCGATTCGGTGAAGATATCGAAGTTGCGCACCACATCCTTGAACGGCAACGCTGCCTGCCCTTGGATCATCGACGCGCCTGCCGCCGTACGGAACGGCTCGCTGGGGCCTTTCTGCATATCGCCGCCCGTCTGCGGGTTCACGAAGGTCTCACTGTCCGCGTACATACGGAACAGCTCATTTACCTTCAGCAGCTCTTCCACGTGGCTGTCAATGGTGATGTTGCGCACTGCGGGCGCGTTCATTGTGTTCGGTGACTCATCATCGCGGTACCACAACTTGTACGCATGCACACTGGTCAAGTCCTGATCGGGCCGCAGCAACGCCGTATTCACTTCGAGGTTGGTTCCACAGACCACACCGGAGTTGTCGAGGATCATCCGCGCCGACGCCGATACACCTAACTGAGAGTCGCGCATGATGTAGGGAAGGCCGTTCCCCATCAGCCCTGACTCATCTTCCTCGAAGATGAAGTGATGGTACGAACTGATCGGCTCGT